GAAATAGCGTCAACTGAACGTTTTTCAATATCCTTTCTTCTGCTTGCCTAATAAAGACAGGCAGATTATTGACGAAACTCGTTTCTTCGTTTTCTGTGTAATCTTGTAAAGCTGTTTTGAGTTGCGCGAAAGTAAAACTCATGTTGTCACCGTCACCTCTCCAACAATCCCATATCCCTGTAAAGGTCTTGGCTTCATGTCCTCTACATTAGGTATGCCGACGTACACCTTCATCGGTTCCTTGCGATCTGGTCTTGCGTCACGCAAAGCTTGTGGATCCACGTCTGATCGAAACGGGCCTAATTGTGGTTGTTTGGGTTCGTATTCATCTTTACCTACTAACAAACCATTCCATTCTTTTCGCATGTCACGATATCTATATCGAAATCCTGAGCGGTCTGATATCGCGTAAGCGTGTTTTCCTGACGCATATTTAGCCATGCTAGGTCCTGAAATACATGTAATCTGGGGTGATATTGAAGGACGCTCTGTCTCTGTCCTCGTTGGCGGCTCTGTCAAACTCTTCTTCGTAGATTGTTTTGAGCAACTGAGTTCTTTGTGGAGCTAATTTGACAGAAATGTAATACGCCAACCCTGCTGCTAAACAAGGGAAAAACCGAAACGGCAAATCAACGGTGTTGGTGTATGCCCCAGCATCGTCAATACGAGTCAAAGTATCGTATACAATGACATCGGTGCTATTTTCTGGAGTAGGCCAAAGTTTCAAAACAGGGGTAACTTGTCTATCAAGAAAAAATTGATTCGGACGAGCTTGCGTGGTTTTGTTTGGTATGTTGAGAAACTCACTGCGACTTAATCTTTCTACTGAAATATCCGTGTCATCTCGTCTGACAACAACAGATAAAATATCAATAACGTCTGCGTCAAGCGTGTAAGATGCCGTGCCAGCGGTCAAAGCTTGAGTCCTTTGCGCTATCGTCCACTGGTTCAAGCCCCTGTTTGCCCAGTCTGCAAACAAAATATTCAAGGATCTTCGGGCTGATTTGAGGTCGTAGCCTGTTCTTGCCTCCAAGCCACAACGCTCGAAAGCCTCCTCTATATAATCGTTTACATCCAGTTCAAATGTGGTAGTCCCAGAGGTAGCCATTTATACATCCTATCAGTCGTCGTTCTCATTATCGTGATAAAGGTTGTCAAATACAATGGATGGGTCCATATAACTTTCGTGTCCCTCTGCCGAATGCGCTGTTTGGCTTGGACGAAAATCTGGTGCTCCCTCTCCAGTTGCCCACAAAGCGGGGCTAGTCGCCCTCACTCGATTATTAGGCAGAGCCACAATGTTACCGTACCAGTCACCGGGTTCGGTAATATACATAACATGACTTTGTTTATGTTGGGCAGGGTCATCCGCGATATCATGCTCCGTATAATCCACGGTAAACATGTATCGGGACGAGTAAAACTCGTGATTAATTTTCGCTATCCAAGGACTGCTACTTACACGATCCATCGTCACTATACTGTGATGTCTTGATTCACAATCCCACGGTTGCGCCAGATGATCTATCATGCGTTCGGGCCACTCATCCATAACTATGTCGGCAACAAGTGCCTGTATGGGCATACGCGCCCACATTGCCCCACCATGCACATTTGGTTCATCATCGTCTGCATCTATCTCACAGCCGGTGAAAACCACCTGAAAACTCAAGCTGCGGTCAGGTATCGTATTTACAGCAATTGCCATCGCATGAAGATAATCTCCATGATGACGCATGTGATTACACGTAAACTCTCTTCTAACCCAACAATTAAAATGCGGTATGTTACTTATTAGATACGGCATTTTAAGAGGTTCGCGATACCTTATACCCCTTGCCTTTCAAGAAAGCTCGTGCTTTGGCAACAGTCATTGAGCCGCCATTCGCGCCATTTTTACTTTTCTTTACAGCACCGCCTTTACGCATGCCTTTTGGAGAGGTAACGCCGCCTTTACGCATCATTTTTGGTGCTCCGCCTTTTCTCATACCTTTAGGCTTCATAACACCACCTTTTCTCATACCTTTAGGCTTCATAGCACCGCCTTTACGCATCATTTTCGGTTTTCGTCCTGCCATTTTTCACCTCATACTTTTGAAACTGAACCTGTTGTCACTTTTCTGCGATTCGACATGATAGCACCACAACCTCTTGCTACCACACCGCCTCGTTTCATGTTCCTTACTTTTGCCGCCTTCGTATTCGGCACCACCGTTTTTTTCGATTTTTTCTTTTTACGAGCGGTCGCTGCTCGTTCGGATTTGCTCAAAGACTCCGCTTTTGATCTAGGAAGACATCTATCCGGTCTTTTTTTATTTTTCGAAGTTCCACAAGGTCCTTTGATTGAACCATCTGTACCGATTCTTACCCAATTTTGACTGAGCCATTTTTTTAACTCGCCCATTTACCTACCCTTACGTTTTCCGCCTTTTGCTTTTTTTGCGTAATTTGGGTCCTTGCAATACTTTGATGCTGCCAAATTCGCATAAGCAGAGGGATAGGTATCAAAAGTTCGTTTTGCCCACGCCTTACCTTCAGGGCAAATCTTGCTACCCTTCGACTTTTTGCTCACTTTGCCGCCTTTACGGAAGTAAGTGAGTTTAACAGTTTTAGGTTTTGGCCCTGTTTTTACTGTTCGTGTCATCAGGCATGGAAAGCCGTTAGAGTGGTGAAAGTTGCCACTGTGTATTGGACAAACACGCCATTAGTGAACAAGACACCCTCTTCTGGTATATGCACATCCCTTGTTACGGTAGCACTCGCAACTGTCCCCAGTTTCATCACCGAAGTACCTGTGGGGGACGTTGTAAGAAAATCCAAGGTTCCCGCAGTCGCAGAATTGACTATGTAAGCACCTTTCAAACGTGATCTTCCGGCAAAAATGACATCTGCCGCGCTACCTGACATTCCTATCGACACGTTCGCCGCAGGTTGAGCGGAGGCAGAGGCCGCCGTAATTGTTTTGAAAAACTTGGTGCCTGCATGAGCAGTGGCTGAACCGGTTAGGGTAATAACCTCTGTTTGAGAGTCTCCATTTACATCCGTGCCCGTCAACGTAACTGTTTTACCATTATCGCCTGTGCCTGTTGTGGTACAGGTGATGATTCTCGCTGACGCAAAAGTTGCTACTCCACCGTCAGTATCTGTACCATCTATTGTAAAATCAGTGTTGGGACGTGCGGCGGCTGCTACAGACGCAGCATCTGCCGCATTGGTATCAGCAGTAATAAAGACAGCTTGTACATCTGAACCTGCCATTGTTTACTCCTTAATTTCACCTCGTAAAACCATAGCTTTACGAGCGGCACTCCCAACCGGTGGTAACTCTTTTTTTGGTGCAGTCTTTTTGGTTGGGGCCTTTGGTTTCGCTTTTTTAGCAGTGCTAGATTTCTCAACCATAGCTAATTACCTCAACGGTCTTGTGCTGCAAATAAGTAGTCAACAGTCATGGATTTCGTTCCAGTTGCTGACCCAGACAGTTCCATAACTCCAATAGCCAAATTTTCATCATCTGGAATGTTTGTTGTGTGGGTGGCAACAAGGTTACGGTTCACAAAAAATTCAACCGATCCTGTGCCTTTTACGTGGAAACCAAGGGTCACATTTGTTCCGCTGACAATATCGACACCAGAATCTGTCGTAGTTGCTGTGCCGTCTTTTTCTGTTACACAGTCAATATTGCTATCGCCATCATCAACTTGGAAAACAATCCTGTCGGCAGCCGTCAACATAGCTTCTGGATTTGTCGCAAAATTAACCGTCAAACCCACACAAACGTCCATTGCATCGCCTTCTGCATCTGTAATGAACAGTTTTGTTTCAAACCAAATATCTCTCGATGAGGATACGGCAAAAATCTCGTTGCCCTGTAAAGAAGCCCCGTCATTGTCAGTGGTGGCCTGAGAGGTCAGAACTACCGTGCCGTTGACGAGATCCGCGCCTATCGCGGCAGTCGCGCTGGAGTCTTTGATCAGAGTCCAGTCATTAGTAGTATCAAGCGTTACCCCTGTAAAGTCGTCAATATAACAAAGATAGTCAGGGTTTTTGTCTACGGGTAAGTTTTCAAACCATTTACGATTTCCGTCCTTACCTGCAAATAGAATAGGTCCGGTAAAATGAACAGCCATGTTGTTCTCCTGTCTTGGCTTTAGTCAGCCCCCTTTGGGCTGTCAGGAACTTGCACTATAACGCAAAATAAAAAAGGCGGCAACTGCCGCCTTTTCTAAAAAGAGCCGATTACGCTCCGGGTGTACCGATGACTGATCTCCAGTCAGATACGCCGAATGAGTAACGCTCACGAGCCTTGAAACGCATGTTTCCGGTATCAAAGTCTCCTTCCATTGCCGTTTTGATGGGCGAACGGTTGAAGTATTTGAAGCCATTAGGCGCGTCCGTCTTGATGAAGAATGCGTCCGTGTCGGTGAGGAAGTGATTTACCACCGCACCTTCAGGCAACATACCCATAGACCTATTCGCGTTAATGTCGTTATCAGCAGTTCCGGGTCGCAGATTTGAACTAATAATTCTCTCTGCGATGAACTGAAGCTCTTTCGGAATGATAAGTTTCATTCCACGCACTGCTATCTTCAGGCCACGCTCATCAGTGAATCCAGCAATGTCGATCAACATTTGCTCTAGGGAAGTCTCATTGAGATCCGCAGCAACTGCTAATACGTTTGTCTGATTACCTGATAGAGAAGGGTGAGAGGCAGAACATAAAGCCGCTCCATCACCTAAAGCAAAACCATTACTGGTTGAAAAAGCGTTGTTAAGAATAGCAGCCGCTTTTATCTGCTTCGTAGTAGCCATTGATCTAGCCAATGCCTTTGTGTAGCGTGATGCAAGACGATCATAAAGATTATCTTCGATAGCTTCTTCAGTGATTGCAAATGCTAATGCAATTGTGTCATGAGTGTAACGTGCAGTGTA